GAAAGCACCTATGGCGTACTGGCGACCGGAAACTGGCGCAGGCTGCCCGTGCGGAGCATCGACCTCGGTGGCGCGCTGTCGCTGGTCGATGACCCGATCATCTCGGCCGGCCTCGGCCGCGAGCACGCCGATCCATACCTCGATGTGCCGCAGGTGCAGGGCAACGTCGTGGTGCCCGTCGACGTGCGGAATTTCGGTTACTGGCTGAAGATGCTCTTCGGCCCGGCGACCGTGACCGGTTCGGCCAACCCCTACCTGCATTCCTTCGCCGTTACCGGTCCGCAGGTCGCCCTGCCGAGCCGCAGCATCGAGAAGGGCTTCAATGGCGCGGCCGGATACAACAAGTTCCACGTCGCACTTGGCGTGAAGGCGAATTCGCTCGACCTGACCTGGACCAACACGGCCGAGCAGGCGCCGACCGCGACGATCGGGCTCATCGGGCGGCAGGAAGTGCAGGCCACCAGCTCCTCGGGCGGCACGCCGACGACCCAGGCCTATACCCGGTTCCTGCAGAAGACCGCTTCGGTGACCTGGGCCGGGTCCGGCATCGTCGACGTGATGAGCGTCAACCTCCGCTATAGCAACGGCCTGGAAGTGGTCCGCACCGTGAATGCCGGCGGCCTGGCCGATAACGTCGATGAAGGCCAGATCGACTGCACCGGAGAGATCCGCGTGCGCCACAACGACGCCACGTTGCTCAATGCGGCCACCGGCAACACGCCGGCCACCATCGCGGCCACCTGGGCGTATGACAGCAATTGGAGCCTCGGCTTCCAGGTGGCTCGCGCGTTCCTCGGGAAGCCCAGCGTCGGCGTCAGTGGCCCGGGTGGCATCGAGGTGACCTATCCCTTCCGCGCCGCCTTCAGCAGTTCCGTCGGGAATACGCTGGTCGTCTACCTGCAATCGCCGGTGAGCGGGTACTGATGTTCAGCATCGCCCCGCCCGAGGAACCGCGCTGGGTCGACCTGCCGCATGGCGTGCGCGTGGAAGTCCGGCCCGCCGATGGCCTGGTGCGCGCCGCCGCCGAGGCCGCCGTGCTGCGGGAGGTCCGCGCCCAGGAAGCCGAGCGCGCGGCGCGGCTCGAGGAGGGCGCCGATACCGCCGACCTGCTCGACCTCGCGGATCCCGACCTGCGCACCACCTTTCTCGTCCTCGGCATCGCCGGCAAGCTGGCGCGCTTCGCCATCATCCGCTGGGAAGGCATCGAGCAAGCGCATACGCCGGACCTGGCCGAGGCGATGATGGTGCGGCACCCCGACATGGGCCTCGCCTTCCTCGATGCGCTGATGGGCCCGGCGCAGAAGGTGACCGAAGAGGGAAACGCATCCGCGCCCGCGCCGAATGGATTCTCGGCGGGGGCGCCGATTACTGCCGGGGCTGCGGACCATCCGGCTGCGCAGCCTGCCCGGCCGAGATCAGCGCGCCGCGCAGCATCGAAGGCGCCGCCGCCTGGCAGGCCGGCCTCGCCGCCCTCCGCGGAGGATTCGGCGGTGCCGAGCTCGACCTGACCGCCGCGCTGGCGCTGGCCGAGGCGCTCGGCGCGCCGCGCAGGGTCGCCGGGCCGCTGCTGGCCGCCTTCGCCGCCGGCCTGGCCCGCGCCCGCGCGAAAAGCGAGGAGGGCGGCAATGATCAAGGCGAGCGGGGATGACATCGTCGCGCAGATGAAGGCGCTGAAAGAGGCCACGCTGATCGCGCTGAAAGCCTCGGTCGCCGGCGCCACCGCCTTCGCGCAGCAGGAACTCCGCAGCCAGATCCGCGCCGCCGGCCTGGGCGAAAAGGTGGCGAACACCGTGCGCAGCCGGGTCTATCCCGACGGCCGCCTGGCCTACGCGCCGGCCGGCGAGATTTATGCCAACGGCGAAAGCGCCTCCCGCATCCTGACGGCCTTCAGCCAGGGCGCGGAAATCATCGGCAGGACCGGCCAGATGCTGGCCATCCCGCTGCCCGCCGCGCCGCGCGCGCGCTACGGCACGGCGATGACCCCGGCGCAGGTCGAGGCCAAGTATGGCCGCGCGCTGATCTATGTGCCGCTGAAGGGCCGCCGCGCCCGCGGCATGCTGGCGCTGCCCATGCCGACCACCAAGGCCGGCCGCGCCGCGCCGCGCAGCCTGCAGCTGGCCGCCGCCGGCGCCGCCGGCAAGGATCGGCGCAACCGCTTGGTGCCGATGTTCCTGCTGGTGCCGACGGTGGTGCTGGGCAAGCGGCTGTCGCCCGAGCGGGCGCTGAAGCAGGCAGAGGCGATGATGCCCGGATTGTTCGATCAGGCCCTCGCAAGGATCGCGCGCTGATGGCGAGCAACTATTCCTTCCGCATCGAGACCGGGGCCTTCACTCAGCTTTCGGCGGTGATGCGGGATGGCACCGCCTCGGCCGAACAGCTGCAATCCGCGTTCAACCAGCTGGTGAATTCCTCGCCGCAACTGGCCTCCTCCATAAACCGGGCCGAAGAGGCAACGAAGCGCCTTGTTGATCAGCACCGCGAGCTCGAGACCGCCACGAACAACGCGCATGGCGGCTTCAGCAAGATGGGCCAGGTGGTCCAGCAGGCCGGCTTCCAGCTCGGCGACTTCGTCGTTCAGGTGCAGAACGGAACCTCGGCCCTGGTGGCGCTGAGCCAGCAGGGCAGCCAGTTCCTGGGGCTGTTCGGCGCCACCGGCGCGATCGCCGGCGTGGTGCTGTCGATCGGCTCCGTCGCCGCGCAATTCCTGACGGCCGGCAACAATGCCGAGGCGATGAAGAAATCAGCCGAGGATGCCTTCAAGGGCATCTCGGCCGCGGCCGAGTCCACGGCGCAGATCATCGACAAGGTGAACCAGCTCTTCCGCACCTCCTCGCAGAATGCCGCTGCCGCGCGGCAGGCGCAGGTCGAGAGCCTGAAGGCGCAGGTCGCGCAAAATCAGAGCACCACGATCGGCCGCATGGATGAGGCCGCGTCGGATGTGGCGCGAGCCGACAGCGAGATCGCGAAGACCCAGGCGCAGCTGAACACGCCGGGGCTGCCGAACCTCGCACGCCGCCGGCTCGAGCGTGATCTGCAGGCCTGGCAGGACGTGCGCGCCGGCTCGCAGGCCTTCCTCGACCGGCAGTCGGATCAGATGGGCCGGCTCAATGAGCAGGCGCAGCGCCTGAACAACGTGCCTGCCGAGCAGCCGCAGGACCCGCCGCGCGAACGTGCCCCGAGTGTCGGCCGTGCCCGGTCAGGCGGCGGCGGCGGTGGCGGCGGCCGAATGCGCGCTGCGCCGGTCGATGATGGCGCGCGGCAGGATGACGCTATCGAGCGTGCTGGCTTGGCCGCCGCCGGCAGCATCAACCCCAGCCTCGCCATCAAGCAGCGTTACGATGACCTCTACGATAAGCTGAACGCCGCGGCCGACCTGTTCGAGCGCACCGGCGGCCAGCGTGGCATCTCGCCTGATGATCGCACCACTCTGCAAGAAATGGCGCGAACCAGGGCCGTGGAAGATCTGAAGAAGCTCGAGCAGGGGATGCAATCGGTGCAGCGTTCGGCCAGCGAGACCGGCCGGGCCTTCCAGGGCATGGGGCTGAACCTCACGGGCGCCTTTGACAGCATCCTCGAGCGCGCGAATCGAACCTGGGGTGGCGTTTTCGCCGGAACCAACCGTGCGAGCCAGGGCGTGCATATGCTGGAAACCCAGCTGGTCAAGCTGATCAGCGACAATTTCATCACCAAGCCCTTGAACAGCGCGGTCAATGATCTCGCAAGCAAGGCCTTTGGCGGCTCTTCGGGAAGCGGCGGAACCGGCACCGGCGGCATGCTTGGCGGGCTGCTGAGTGGTGCCGGGAGCTGGCTCGGCAAGCAGCTCGGCGGATCCTTCGGCAATCTCTTCGGCGGTGGCAGCGGCAGCAATGCGGGCGTGGAGATCTATTCCTCGCCCATCGGCCCCGGCATTCCCTTCGCCCGCGGCGGCATCATGACGCAATGGGGCGCCGTGCCGCTGCGCGCCTATGCCGGCGGCGGCGTCGCCAACCAGCCGCAGGCGGCGATCTTCGGTGAGGGCAGCACGCCGGAAGCCTTCGTGCCGCTGCCGGATGGCCGAAGCATTCCCGTTGCCATGAAGGGCGGCGGCAGCAGCCCAACGTTTTTCATTGACGCGCGCGGCGCCGATGCCGGGGTCGAGGCGCGAATTAACAGCGTGCTCGCCCGCAATATCCCGGGCATCGTGAACATCACAAAGGCCTCGCTCGGTGCCGACGTGAGCCGCGGCGGCACGGCCGCGCAGGCCTTCGGGCGGAGGCCGCCTGGCGCATGACCATTCTCACCTGGCCGAGCTCCCTGCCCGGGCCTTCCTCGATCTCTGGCCCGGCGCTGAAGGCGAACACGCAATCCGGCGGCGTCTCGCCCTTCGATGGCACGGAGCAGACGCTAGAGCTGCCGGGTGCGCATTGGGTGGCCGAGCTGCGCTTCGATCGCAAGCGGGAGCGCGACTGGCGGGTGCTGAACGCTTTCCTTGGCCAGCTCCGCGGCCGGGCCGGGCGGTTCTACTGGGGGCCGTCCGGATTTCAGCCGCGTCGCGGCAACGACGTGGCGGCAGGCTCCGGCAGCGTTCCGCGCCTTTCCGGATCCGGCGTTACCGGCTCGACGGTCGGCATCACCGGGTTTGCCGGCAACGCCGGCACCTATGCCTTCCACACCGGCGACTGGTTTTCCTTCGCAGATATCACCGGTCGCGTGGTGCTGCACCAGGTCACGGCGGATGTGGCGGCCTCGAGCGCCGTGCTGTCGGTTCCGATCACGCCAGCGCTCCGGCGGCCGACCGTCGACGGAACCGCAATCGAGCTCTATGCCTATACCGCGATCTGGCGGCTGCAGCAGGATGTGGTCATGCCCGACTTCATTCCGGGAAACGGGCCGCTGGCCAGCTTCACCATCCCGATTGAAGAGGCCATCTGGTGACGCGATCCATGACCACGGCAGTTCAGGCTGCCGTGCAATCCGAGGTGGTGCTGCGCACTGTCGCGATCGAGCTGGGATTCGACAGCGGTGCGGTGCGGGTGAACGGCTCGCCGGTCGATCTCACGCTGTTCGGTGAAACCTTCGTCGGCGTCGGCGGCCTGGGTGCGCTCTCGGCGGTATCGGAGAGCAACGAGAGCCGAAGCTACGATTGCACCTTTGCGTTGAGCGGGATTCCACGCGACGCGATCGGCATCGCCATGACGGAACCCTACCAGGGGCGTAGGGCGACCATCTGGGAAGTGGTGATCGACCGCGACAGCGGGCAGCCATTGGCCGATCCGGTGGTGATCTTCCGCGGGCACATGGATCAGCTGAACCCGACGCTGGGGGAAAGCTGCACGGTCTCCGTGCGCATGGTGAACCGCCTGGCGGACTGGGAGGTGGCGCGAAACGTGCTTTATACCGACATCGAGCAACAGCGGTTGCGCCCCGGAGACCTGGGCCTGCAATTCGTCGGCGCCGTGGTGCAGAAGCGCCTGATCTGGCCGGCCCGCTCATGGTGGGACCACAATTCATGAGCGGGCGCCAGCGCCTGCCGGACTGGGAAGAGCGTCTGGCCGCGGCGCTGGCCGCTGCGCTCGACCAGCCTTTCGAGCTTGGCGTGCACGACTGCGGCAGCTTTGCCTGCGACGTGGCCGAGGCCATTACCGGCACTCGGCCGGCACCCTGGCTGAAAGGCTACGCGACGCAGGAGGATCTGGATGCGCTGCTGATGCAGCATGGCGGCCTCGAGGGCGCGGCGGCCGCCGCGATGGCCGAGATGGGGCGGGAGGAGATTCCGGTTCTGATGGCGCAGCGCGGGGATTGGGTGGTGGTCGATGTCGGGAATGAGCTGGTGATGGGCATCGTCACCGGCCATCTGGCGGCGGTGCCCGGCAGCGACCGGCTGCAGCATGTGCCAGTGCAGCGCTTCGCGAAGCGGGCCTGGGCGATCTAGCGGCTCACTGCAGGCGAATTTCTTCAATCAAACCCGGCGGCATTGGCCGCGCAAAGCCTTCCTTCCAGTATTCGGCGTTTAGATAAAGCACGGGCGCATGCCAGCGATAGCACCAGTGCATTGTCTGGCGACCGCCGAGGCCGCGATCAATAGCGTCGCCGCAATATAACGGCTCGCCGTCACTGACTCTGACGCGGTCCATGATAAGCAAGGTGCCGGCCGGAAACTCCACCGTGCCGGCTCCGATACCGTGGGTCTGCACCGTCTCACGGAACCGAAGCGCGGAATATCCGAGCGTGTCCTTCGACACAAGCCGCGTCTCGGCCGCGCATCCAATGAGCCCGGTCAGCGCCACCGCAAGCAAGCTGTAACGCTGTTTCATGGCCGCCACGATAATCTGCAGCCGTGCCCGCTATCAATCCGAAAGGCGATGAATGGGCAAGGTCCTGAAATCTCTGATTCCGGTCATCGGCGGCGCCATTGCAACCGTCGTCACCGGCGGCCTGCTGGGGCCGGTTCTGGCGGGCGTGCTGAGCGCAACCTTCAGTGCCATTGCCACCACCCTCATCTCCGCCGGCGTCGGTTTGCTGGTCTCTTTCGGCTTGTCAAGCGCGCTGCACCTGAACAAGAATCGCCGTGCACCGGTCTCCGCGGTCGATCAGCAGCAGCTCATCCGCTCTTCGACCCAGCCGCGCCAGGTCATTTACGGCACGCAGCGCGTCGGCGGGACGATTGTCTACGCCGCCAGCTCCGGCGACTACCAGGAGTATCTGCATCTGGTCATCGCTATTGCTGCGCATCGGTGCGAGGCAATCACCGATGTATGGTTCGACGACAGTCATATTGCGGGCTATGACATTAACAGCGATGGTACGCTGAGCAGCGGCTACTACATGAACATTGCCCGGATTAAGCGCCACCTCGGCGACCAGACTGAAGCGGATGCCGACCTGATCGCGGAAAGTCCTGATGGCTGGTCGAGCGCTCATAAGCTGCTGGGGATTACCTATCTCTATGTGCGCTTGAAATACAGCAGCGCCGCCTACCAGGGCATTCCAAACATTACTTGCCTTGTCAAGGGTAAGAACGACATCTTCGATCCGCGATCGGGCGGCACCGGCTATACCGAAAACTGGGCGCTGATCGTGCTCGACTATCTGCGCGCCGAATTCGGGTTGCAGTGCTCCGACGACGAAATCGATTCGGGCACCTTCATCGCGGCGGCTAATCTTTCCGACGAAGGCGTGGCAATCAGTTCCTTCGGCGCGACCCAGGCCCGCTACGCCCTTTCCGGCACCTTCACCTTGGATCAGGCGCCGATCCAGGTCATGGATGCGATGATCCAGGGCGGCGCCGGCGCGCTGGTCTATGTCCAGGGGCAATATCGACTGTACGGCGGCGCTTATGCCAGCCCGACCGCCAGCCTCGGCTTGTCCGATTTTGCCGGCGAGATCCAGGTGACCACGCAGCCGCCGCGCGCCCAGATGTTCAACAGCGTGCGCGGCACCTGCATCAATCCAGGCTACAACTGGATCATGAGCGACTATCCGAGCGTGCAGAACGGCACGTATGTCTCGGCCGACGGTGCCCAGCTCTGGCGTCAGATCGATCATCCCTGGATCAACGACATGACCCGCGCGCAGCGGCTGTCGAAGCAGATGCTTGACCGCTCGCGCCATGGCATCACCGTCAAGGCGCCTCTGCGCTACGCATCGCTGACGATCTGCGCCTGGGATGTGGTGGCATTGACCGTGCCGGATTTGGGTTGGAGTGCGAAGCCTTTCCGCCTGACCAGCTGGGAATTCAACCCCAGCGAGGGCAGCATTGTCGTCTCGATGCAGGAAGAGCAGCCCAGCGCCTATACCTGGTATTACGACGTCGCCAGTGCGTTGCCGGATTCCCCCACCACGACGCTGGTCAGTCCGCTTTCGCTGCCGGCGCCGAGCTCGCTGTCGCTGACTTCCACGGCGACGATCAATGCCGACGGCTCCGTGGTGCCGGCGCTGCTGGTTTCCTGGTCGGAAGCGACCAACCCCTTCGTGAATGCGGATGAAGTGCAGTGGCGGGCCGGCTCCGGCGATTCCTGGAAAAGCATCCAGGTCGGCGCTGGCGTCGGGCATGCGCGCATCGCGCCGGTGATCATCGGCACGTCCTATGACGTGCGGGTGCGCGCTGTCTCCGGCCTGGTCTATGGGCCCTGGACGGGTACGGGCAACATCACCGCTTCGGCCGATACGATTCCGCCGGGAGCGCCGACCTCCGCCGGGGTCTATGGCGTGCCGCGGGGTTTCGCGCTTTTCTGGAACAACCCGACCGATCCCGATTTCGACCATGTCGAAATCTGGCAATCGAATACCAGTTCTGGCCCTGCAGATTATTTGCAAAGACTGTCGGCAAGCCGCGTCAGTCTGATGGAATATGCGCCGTTTACACATAAGTATTTCTGGCTTAGGTCGGTTGATACCTCCGGCAACCAGAGTGGATTTGTTTTGGTCGGAGATGCCACCGTGCCGCAAATGGTCACGACGGATCTATCGAGCGGCGCGGTTTCCGGCATCGGTGCCGCGATCTGGCACACGAATCTGACGCTGAGCAGGCCGAGCAGCGGCTGGGCGCATAACGTGGTGGTCGGGATCAGTGCCGTGCTTTCCGGCGATGCGCAAACCAGTATCCGCCTGAAACTGCCATTCAAGTCGGCGTCGATCGCATCCGTGGTGATCGATGGTGGCTCGACCTCCGGCGGAGCTGAGGGCGGTGGGGGCGGTGGTCTCTGATGGCGCTGCCCGACTTTTCCGCCTCCTTCGGCTTCGCGCTGATGCGGCAGGACGTGCTGAGCACAGAATGGTTTTTCGTCGACTGGGTGAACGGCGAAATCGATGAGATTGTCGACTACCCGGGCGAGGGGACCTTCCGTTATGAGGTCTGGGCCATTATCGGAGCCAGCGTCTCCGCCGACAGCGTCACTTATGCCGATGGCAGCAGTGCCGGCATCGCGCAGATCGTCATCCAGCAGCTGAAGCGATGATCCCTTACGTGATCCACAAGGCCGACGGCACGATCGTCGGCCACGGTTTCTGCGCCGCCGGCGAGCTCGATCACCAGAGCATGCCGAACGCGACCGTGCTGCAGGTCACGGCCGATCAGCTCGCCGCCGTGCGGGCGACGCCGCGCGCCTGGCGCGTGGTCGACGGCGCGCTCGCCGCGGCCTGAGCCGCCTCTTCCTTTTCACAGCAGGATGCCGTCATGCCGGATGAATCGGACGCGCCCGCGCCTGAGCGCGGCTGGGCAGTCGACAAGCATATTCCTGTGGCCACCTTGGTGGTCGCTGCGGCGCAGGTGCTGGTTCTCGTCTGGTACGCCGCGCATGTCGATGCCCGCGTCGATGAGCAGGATACTCGCATCACCCGCCTCGAGATCGCGGACCGTGACGCCGACGTTCGGACGCGGACAATGGCAGATGCGCTCTCGCGCCTGGCCGGCACGATGGATGAGGTGCGCGACACCATGCGGGAGCTGCGTTTCGCAATCCGAGGAACAGCGCCGATTCCGCAGCAGCGCGCGCCGCAAGGAGGGCAACCATGATCGCATGGCTCAAATGGTGGGTCGAGCAGACCACGACGCGCATCGGCCTCGGGCTGCTCGCGCCGACGATCGCCGGTTGGCTTGCCGGTGATATCGATGGCCGGCATGCGCTCGCGGCCGGATTGGTCGCCATGGTCAACCTGATCTGCGCCGATCGTGGCGCGCTGCAGGACCGGCCGCAATGAGCCTGATGGATTGGCTGTCCTGGCGTCGCCCGGCCACCACGCTCGGCCCTGCGCCGGCCGAGCCCATGCCGCCGGCGCCGACCGGCAGCACGCCGGCGACGGCTTCGATCAGTCCGGCACGCTTCGGCGCCTGTCTTCCGATCATCCTCGCCGCCGAAGGCGGTTTCGTGAATGACCCGCGCGACCCTGGCGGCGCGACGAATCACGGCATCACCTATCGGACGCTGGCCGAATGGCGCGGCGCGCCGGTCACGGTCGATGATGTGCGCACCCTGACCACGGCAGAGGCCGGCGCGATCTATCAGGCGCATTACTGGACGCCGCTGCGCTGCGATGCGCTGCCGCGCGGGGTGGATCTGATGGCGTTCGATTTCGGGGTGAACGCCGGCGTCACGCGCTCGGCCCGACTGCTGCAGGCCTGCGTCGGCCTGCTCCCCGATGGCATGGTCGGCCCGGCGACGATCCGTGCTGCCTTTGCCGTGCCGGCGCCTGAACTGATCGGCAAACTGGCTGATGAGCGGCTCGACTACTATCGCCGGCTGCCGACCTTCGCGGCCTTCGGCAAGGGCTGGGCGTCGCGCGTCGCCGATGTGAAGCGCCGGGCTCTGGCGATGGCGGGGGTGGCATGATGCCCGCGCTGCTCGCCATCCAGGCCGCGATCGGCACCGTCCCGCGATGGCTCTGGCTCGCCCTTGGCACCGTCCCGCGATGGCTCTGGCTCGCCCTTGGCGCCGGCCTGCTGGCGCTCTGGCTGGTGCATCACGGCGCCGATACCCAGCGCGCGGCCGATGCCGTCGCCGGCGCGAAGGCCGTCACCCATGAACTCGAGGTCCGACGCGATGAAGACCGCGCTGCTGCTGCTGACCCTGATCCTGCTGAGCGCCTGCGCCGCGACTGGCACCGGTGACGGTTGCGCCGCATTCCGCCCGATCCGGGTTGCCGACGACGACAAGCTGACGCGGGAGACCGCGGCGGCGATCCTCGCGCACGATGAGACTGGCCGGAAGCTCTGCGGGTGGTGACGCCCTGACCTGACCCTGAAGCCGGAGAGACCGCATGCCTTTTCCCGCGATCCCCTTCGCTGACATCCGCAAGGTGCAGGCGGCTTTCATGGAGGCGCTGCGCGAGGGCTGGCCGGCGGAAGCAGTCACCAGTCGCTCCGCGGTCTGGTATGTCGGCCATGCGCTTGGGCTGAGCGGCAAGCAGGCAAGGGACAGGCTGCGCACCGCGCAGGCGCTGGGCCTCGAGGTGCCGGGGCGCGAGCCGCCGGACCCTGCATGGTCTGAGGCGCAGCGTCGCCGCTACCGTGCCGAAGATCCCGACTATGCGGCCTGGGCCGGCGCCACGACGCCAGCCCAGGCCGTTTCCGCATCCAGGGCCCGCCCCGCCGCTCGCACCCTGCCAGCGGCCGCCCCCGCGCCCCTGCCGCCCCCGCTGCCTGCCGCACCGCAGGCGCCCGTGCCGGCCGCGGTCACGCCCGACCGGATCATCGGCGCGCTGCGGCGCGCGCCGGCGACGCTGGAAGCGCTGACCGAAAAGCTCGGCGCCAACCCTTTCGAGGTCGGCAAGCTGCTGGCCGAGATGCTGGTGAAGGCCCGGTCGATCCAGATGCGCGGCGAGGTGGTGCACCTGGTCGACGCTCCGGCGATGGGAAGCCAGCTCTCGCGCGAGGAATTCCCCGAGATCGTCTCCGACGCGCATGGGCGCTACAAGATCGGCGCCGTCGGCGATACGCACCTCGGCAGCAAGTACGAGCGGCTCGACTGCCTGACGCATTTCTATGGCTGGGCGGCGGAACAGGGTGTGCGGTTGTTCCTGCATGCCGGGAACTACGTCGACGGCGACGCCAGCTTCAATGTGCATGACCTCCACACGCACGGCCTCGACCCGCAGCTGCAATACCTGGCGCAGCACTATCCGCGCATCGAGGGGTGCGAGACCTGGGCGGTGACCGGCGCCGACCATGAAGGGTGGTGGGCCAAGCGAGAGGCCGTCGATGTCGGGCGCTACACGCAGAACGTGATGTGCGAGGCCGGCCGCACCGACTGGCGCGATGTTGGCTATATGGAATCCTATATCAAGCTGCGCGATGCGCGCAGCGGTAAAACCGGCATGCTGCACCTGATGCACCCCGGCGGCGGCTCGGCCTATGCGATCAGCTACCAGCCGCAGAAGATCGTCGAGGCCTATGACGGCGGCGACAAGCCGAGCGTGCTGCTGATCGGCCACTACCATAAGGCGAGCTATCAGCTGACGCGCAACGTGCATGCCTTCCAGGTCGGGTGCTTTCAAGACCAGACTCCGTTCATGCGGCAGAAGAAGCTCTCGGCGCATGTCGGCGGCTGGGTGATCGAGCTCGAGCAGGATGAGGCGACTGGCGCGATCATCGCCGCGCGCGGCGAGTACCGGAATTACTTCGTGCGGGACTACTACAGCGGCCGATGGTCGCACCATGGTCCTGCGCGCTCGGCGCCGCGGTCGGTCGCTTAGTCGTGGCCCGGCGCGCCGTGGTCACGGAGACCACGAAGCGCCTGGCGCGCATCCGCCCCGGGCCGACCTTCACCGCGCAGCTGCTGTGCCTCGGCTGCGGCTGGCAGGGCTGCGTGACTTATTCCATCCCGCGCGAGGTCTTCCGGTGCCCGAGCTGCGCACGGCGCAAGGCGGTGCGGGATGATGAGGAGCAGCTCGAGGAGGCTGACCTGATGGCCAGCCGGGCGTGATGGCGGGGCCGAGCCGGCCAATAACAGCAAGGCCCCGCGGCGCGAGCCACAGCGGGGCCTTTCGTCGTTCTGGGGGGCAGAGATCGGGTTTTGTAGGTGGTCCCCCCGGCGGCGCGGCTGACGGGGGACCGGATCAGGTGACACACGCAGGAAAGGTAGCACCCGCGCGCCGCGCCGCCGAAGCTGGGGTTTGTGCGTCAGCCCGCATCGGCCGGCGCGGGGAACAGCTTGTCGAGGTCCAGGGGCTCGCCGTCCTGGCCGGAAAAGCCCTCGCCGGCATCCTCGCCCGGTCGGCCGAGCGGCCCTCACAGGCCGCCGAGCTGGCCTATCGCCACGCCGACGCCATGCTTGCGCAGCGCCAGCCCGCGAGCGCACCGGCGAGCGCGAGGACCGTGACCGATGGCGAGTGACCGCCCCCGCCGAGGTTTGCGAATCCGCCCGTAACCCATTGATCCCAAGCGGGCGGTTTGCGAGCGCGTCGCCAGATAGGCTCTTGATTCGGCGCGCTGATTTAGACGCCTCCCGCAGCCAACCCCGCACCCCGCCGATCGTCACCCGCGGCACGGCCTGCATCACGCGCTCGCGGAAAGTGGTCTCGCCCATCCCACAATAGTAGGCAGCCGCGGCAGTCCGCAGCAGGCGCGGCGGGAAGGCAAAGCGGGCGGCGTCGTCAGGCATCGGCTGCCTCACTACCCGACGGCATCCCCGGCAGCGTGCAACCCGGCGCCTGCCGCGAGCACCAGGTCGCGCCGCGCAGATCGAGGCCGCACACGGCGCAATGCGTGCGCGCCCGCTCCTCGTCGGCCTTGATCTGATCCCAGCGGGCCTTGATTGCTGTGGCGTCGTCGGCGACGAAGTCGGGCATCCGCCTCACTCCCCGTCGCGCGGCAGCTTGGCCAGCACCGAGAACAGCACGCGGTCAAGCACCGCCTGGGTCACCGGCCAGCCGACCACGTCGCGCGCGAGCCAGCCAAGGCCGGAAGCCGCCAGCAGGCTCGCCCACCATTGTCCGCCGCCGATCAGGCACGCGATTGCGAAGGATCCAAAGGCCGCCGCGCCGATCACGCACCGCAACCCTTGCCGACGCGCTCGCCATGCTCGCCCTCGGTGAAGTCCTGCCAGGGCACGAAACGCTCGGCAGTGCCATCACCCGGGCACCAGAAGCCCCAGTCCCGCTCCTTCTTCCCGACCAGGAACAGCGTCCAGGCCGGGCGCTTCATGCCATTGGCCTCGCGGAAAAGCTCGACGCGGTGCCGGTCCTCCGGCTTGCGCAGCACCACGTCGCCGACCGCGCGCACCACCTGGCCGGCCGGCGTGTGCTCGATGTACCCGCCCTCGAGGATGATGCCGCAGCTCGACCACGGGTGGTCATGCAGCGCGCGGTCATCGTCATCCCGCAGAAACTGGTGCAGGTAGACCGCCGGGCCATCGCCCTTCGGCGTCACGAACCACCGGCGCAGATAGGGGTCTTCGTCGCCGCCGATCGTGAAGCCATGCGCTGCCTCGGCAGGCAGGCGCGCGAAGCGCGGCCGCAGCAGCGCCAGGAACAGGTGACAAAGCCAGCCGGGCAGGATGAAGTCGGGCCCGGTCATGCCGCGGCCTCCGCGCCCGCCTGCTCGCGCACGCGCGCGACCAGGTCGGCGCCGCGCTCGGGCTTCCAGCCGAAATACTCGGCAATTTCGCGCCCGCTGCGGCCGGCCTTGGCCATGGCCTCGGCCTCGCGCATGTCTTCGTCGTCGGGTGCGGCCGGCGGGTTTGCTGGCGGCGTGGCGGACGCCGTCACCATGCGAAACCGATCGACGCCGGCGCCGGTGCGGGTGCGCGGCAAGCCGGCGGCCTCGGCCAGCTTGTAGAGCATCGAATCCGCCCGGATCGGCTTGCCCTCCGTGGCGTTCACCGCGGCGGTGACCGTCTTCAGCGTATGCGCGGGGTCGCCCCAGATCTTTTGCAGCAGCTCGCGCCGCTCAAGCGTCAGCAGCGGGCCGCTATCGGGCGCGGCGGCGGCCTTCGGCGTCGCTGGCACGATGACCGGTGCCTTCTCGGCGATCCCGGCCTTGCGGGCCGCGACGGGCAATTCGCGCGGTGTTTCGGTCCACGCCGCGAGCTCGGTCAGTGCGGCGCTCGCGTCCTCGCCGTCGGCGGCAGGTTCCGTCGGCGGCCGCAGCAGCATCTCAAGCGTGGTGAGGCCGCCGAGAGCGACCGCAAGCGCTTCGCCGCTAAATCCGGCCTGTTCGACCCGATCCTTCAAAGCATCCACCGCCGACCATAGATCGTGACGGCTGAGCGCAATCTGCATGTCAGCGATTCCTCGGGCTGGGGTTGCGGGCAACGGCGCCGGCGAAGCCGGGCGCCAGGTCGCGCAGCGCCTGCGCGGCCTCGGCAAAGGCCGCGGATTCCAGGCTCGCCATCACGGCGTCGCACTGGCCGGCGCCGATCGTCAGGGCATCGGCGACCAGCAACAGGAAGTCGGAGCCGAAGCGCTGGCCTTCCGCCATCGTGCCAGCGCGGGTCACCAGCGCCGCCAGCTCCTCGGTCAGGGCGTCCACCGGCGGGGTCACCGGGCAACCCCCTCGGCCAGCGCCATCCAGGCAACCACGGCGATCCATGTGCCGCAGCCGAGGATCAGCACGGCGATCGTGCGCCAGAAATTCACAGCCGCCGGTCCCGGCGCGCCAGCGCCTCATGCCTGATGGCCTCGCCGCGTGCGATCCAGGCCAGCTTGGCATCACCATGCGCCAAGGCATCCCAGGCGCAGGACCGAAAGCTTGCGCTGGCGGCCAGCAGCCGGGCGCGCTGCGCCGTAGGGTGCTGAGCCGGAAAAACTGACACCACCGCGCCGAAGCTCTCGGCTTTGCGGTGATGCTGCCGGGCCCGATGCTGCCGACGCTGCACAGCGGCCGCGCCCGCGACCGCGCCGCGCCACGCCATCAGGCGCAACAGGTCCATGGCGTCCGCCAGCAGGCCGCTCATGGCCGCAGCTCCGGCGCGATGTGGCGCACCTGCTGTTCGGCGTAGCCCGTCAGCTCCGGCGCGCCGTGGCAGCCGGCATCGATCCAGGTGGCCAGCTTGCGGGCCTGCGCCGCCACCGAGGGCGTCGCCACGCAATGCGGCGCGACCCCGAAGATCCGGGTCAGCAGCAGGCCCCAGCGCAGCGCATGGGCTTCGCGCCGCAGGGCGGCATTGGCGGCGGCGAGTGCCTCATAGCTCGGCAGCGCGACCGGCCGGGGCGCCGCGGCCAGGGCCGGTCGCAACGGCCGGACGTTGCTCGGCAACGCGGCGCCGTCGATGGCGCAAAAGCGCTCGGCGGCCAAGGCGGTTGAATCTTCGGGCATCGGTCCCTCCGGAAAGCGGGAGGGATGGTGCAGTCACCGCACAGTTATTGCAACCCTGAATGTGCAGTGAGGGCACATGCGCTGCTATTTCGGCCGCATGCGCTGGGCGAATCCGACCAGGATAGTCAAAGACTCCACGTCGAGCCCTTTCACGGTCGATAGGAGTTTATGCAATGCGCGCGCGTGCTCGGCTTCAGACACCGGAGCGGAAAGCTCGGCCTCTGTGATCCAATAAACCTTTGCGATCGCTGTAAAGGTCGCGTCGTCCACGCCGGCTTTCCCCACTTCGTACCGCTGCACGGTAGAGTGAGATATCCCTATCTGATCTGCAACCCATTCCAGGCTCTTGTCGAAGTGTAGGCGCCACGCTCGAAGGTGCGGGCGGATCGGGTGCTTCTTGGGCATAGCGCGACGCTCGCACATGCCCTGCGGCCCGACCCCGGCGGATTTTGCACATTTCGCCTTGCGTTGTTTGTGCGTCGACTCCACAATCTCGCCATGACCCTTCAAGAGTACCTCCGTGGTCGCAATGCCTCCGCCGTCAGCCTTGGCAGGGCTCTCGGTGTCGCCCATACAACTGTCCTCCGTTGGGCAAAGGGGCGCGTGCCCACGGACAAGATCAGCGACGTTGCTCGACTCACCGGGCTTACCCCCGCTGAGATCCGTCCGGACCTGGCAAGTGCTTTCGGTGCTGTGCATAAAGCGCACAGTGCGGTTGCTGAGCCTTTAACGCCAACCCACATTTCCGTGACGGACGGGCCCGCATGACCCGGTCGCCGCCGCACAAGGCCCGCGTCATCGCGCTGCTGCGCCAGGGCGGCAAGAGCCTTTCCGAGATCGGCCGCGAGTGCGGCGTGACGAAAAACGTGGTCGTCGGATACCGCAAACGGCTGCTCGACAACGGCGAGACGCTGCCGACGCTGGCCGTGCCGGCCTCGCTCCGCGCGGTGGCTGAAGCGCGCCGCGGTGCGCCGTGGGTGTGGCGCCGGCCGGCCGCCGCTGCGCCGGTTTCGCTGCCGCCGCCGCAGCCGACCGGCGTCGTGATCCCGTTCCGCGCGGCCGCCGAACCGCCGCACCGGCTGCTGCCGCAGCATAGCCGGCCGCGCGCCTGCCGCTGGCCGCTCTGGTCGAATACCGAGCGACCCACGCATCGGTACTGCGACGCGCCGCGGCGCGATGCCGGGTGCTCCTGGTGCGCGGAGCACGCGAAGCTCGTCTTCGCCGGCGGGAGTATGGGCGCATGACCACGCCGGCACGGGTTGTCGACGTGATCCGCCGCGCGGCGCAAGCCGGGCACCGCGCCCCGACGAACCAGGCGCTGCGCGAGCATTTCGGCTGGGCCAGCACCGGCAGCGTCGCGCATGTGTTGCGCCAAGCGGAGGCTGCCGAGCTAATTCGCATCGAGCGGGGGCAATCCTCGCGCGTCATCGAGGCCGGCGACGGAAGCTGGCGCACCGCGGGCGGGGTCGGCGCACCGCATTGGCGCGATCGGCGCGCTGCCGCGGTGGCGCGATGATCCCCGCCGCGCTCTGCCTCCTGCTCGGCTCGGTGGCCGGCGCCTGGCTGCGGCGTGCGGCGCACGCGCTGCGCCTGCCGCTGCGCTGGGGCGACCAGTGATGCCCGGGCGCCAGGGCTGAGCCATGGACGGCATTCATCCCGGACAGGCGCCCGCCACCCTTGCCCTGCGCGCGATGCCCGCGAACCGCGAGGCCGAGCAATCCCTGCTCGGTGGCCTCATGGCGAACAACAAGGCTTTCGAGCACGTCGCCGAATACCTGGCGCCCGAGCATTTCGCGGATCCCGTTCATGGCATGGTCTATGCCGCGATCCAGCGGCGCGTCGAGGCCGGCCAGACCGCCGATGTCATCACCCTGCGGCCGGAATTCGAGGCCGCGGGCACGCTCGCCCCGGTCGGCGGCGTCGCCTATCTGGTCGAGCTGCTGACGGCGAATGTCAGCATCCGTCTCGTCGCCACCTATGGCCGCCTGGTGCATGACGCCTGGATGCGGCGCGAGCTCGCCCGCGCCTGCGATACGGCGATCGCCAGCGCGCTCGGCGAGGGCGGGGAGGTCACGGCGCCGGAGGTGCTGGATGGCCTCGAGACCGAGCTGAACGGCCTCGCCGACAAGCGCCAGGGGCGCGAGGCGCTCGCCGGCGATCAGGTGGCCTCGCAGGTGGTCGAGGAGATGTTCGGCGCCATCGGCCGACGGGGCGGATTGGCCGGCATCACCACAGGCTATCGCGGGATCGACCGCATGACCGGTGGCCTTCGCGGCGGGCAGTTCATCATCGCCGGCGGCCGGCCGGGCATGGGTAAGACCGCGCTGCTGGCGGGTGTCGCGGGCCGCGCCGCCTCGACCGGCGCCCGGGTCTATTTCTGGGGCGGCGAGATGCTGGCGTCGGCCGTCATGGCGCGGCTGGTCGCGGCCGCGGCGAACCTGCCGCTCGAAGCCGTCACGCGCGGCGCGCTGCCCGAGGGCGAAGGTCTGCGGCCGCTGCAGCCGCAGGATGAGGAGGTTCATCGGCTGCGCGCGGTAGCGATCCGCATCGGTGCGCTCCCGATCGTGTGGGATGACCAGCCGGCATTGCCGGTCTCGGCGCTGCGGCAGCGCCTGCGGCGCCAGAAGCGTCGCCACGGCCTCGATCTGGTCTGCGTTGACTATCTCGGGCTGCTGCGCGGCAGTCCGGAGGCACGGCGGCAGAGCCGATACGCCGAGATGTCGGAGATCAGCCGCGACCTGAAGGCACTGGCGATGGAATTGCAGGTGCCCGTGCTGGTCGGCGCGCAGCTGAACCGGGCCAATGAGGGGCGCGAAAACAAGCGGCCGCAGCTGAGCGACCTGCGCGATTCCGGCGATATCGAGCAGGACGCCGACATGGTCTGGTTCCTGCACCGCGAGCACTACTACCTGCAGAACGGCCGCCCGCGCCGCGCCGCCTACAAGAGCGAGGAGCAGTATCACACCGCGCTTTTCGAGTGGCAGCAGCTGCTCGAGGCCGAGGATGGCAAGGGCGAGCTGATCATCGCCAAGCAGCGCCAGGGCCGCGTCGGGCCGGTGCGCCTGAGATGGTCGGCCGAGATGACCTTTTACTTCGATGAGAGCGACGGCGGCGACGCGCTGCCGCCAACGGGTGGGGGCTGAGCATGGCGAAGAAGCGCGGCAGCAACAGCGGCGGCGTGGCGGGCGATGGGCTGCGCAGCATCGTCGACCGGGTGGTGCGGCTCGAAGAGGAGAAGAAGGGGCTCACTGCAGACATCAAGGAGATTCTGCAGGTGGCCAAGTCGGCGGGCTTCGATCCCAAGGTCGTCCGGCGCCTGGTGCGGTTCGACATGAAGACCGCGACGGAGCGGGCGCGCGAGGAAGACGAGGCCGCGCTGTACGACATCTATCGCGCGGCGATCGGGGTGCTGGGCGACACGCCGCTGGGCCAGGCCGCCCTGAAGAAGCTCTCGCCGTCGCAGGATGAGCGCGAGGGGGAGGATCGTCCCGTCCCGTCAGTGCCGACGGACGCCGATCTCACTCGGGCGCGGGCGGAAGGCGCCGCTGCGCAGAAGGCCGGCAAGCCAGTGCTGGCGAACCCCTATCCATCTCTGTCTTCGATGCGAGCGGCCTGGGATCAAGGCTGGTGCGCCGCGGCAGGCGGCGACGGCATGGAGATCCCGCCCGAGTTTCGCCGCGCGCCCAAGCCTGAAAAGGGCGAGGACGATGACGAGACCCCCGGTGAGGCCGGCTGACGATGACGGATGGTGACGCGAGGTGCGCGACCGATCGCGCGACGAAAACGGTGCGCAGCGCGCTCGGCAAATACATGGTCGAAGTACGCGCGCCTGGCGAGGCCGAAGAGCCGATTCTGTCGCGCTCGGTGCGCGGCGCGATCCACGAATGGCTGAACGAAATCGGTGCGGGCGAGGAGTTGCATGCGGTCGGGTTGCGGGCGCGGTCGACCTGTTTGCTGTACGGTGCGCCAGGCTGCGGCAAGACTACCCTCGCGCATCATCTCTCCGCGCGGCTCGGTGTTCCCCTGGTGCTGATCGGGTCCGAGGCGTTGGTCAGCAGCGCTATGTGGGGCGAGGCTGAGCGAAACACCGTCAAGCTGTTCGGTGACCTCGCGGCCTGCGAGGTGCCCTGCGTGATCCTGATGGACGAAATGGAGAGCTGGGGCGGCAATCGGGATCACAACAAGGGCGGCTCGGTTGACAATGCCCGCACGGCTCTGCTCGGCGTGATCCTGCGGAAGATCGAGGAATTTAGCGGCATCCTGATCGGCGCGACGAATCGGGACCGCGACATCGACCCGGCACTCTGGCGCCGCTTCGGCCTGCACGTCGCCGTGGATCTGCCGGGGCCGGAGGAGGCCTTTGCGATCATGAAGCGATACCTCGCGCCGTACACGCTGCCGGACGACGATATCGATCTGCTGGTCGCGGAGACGCGGGGCGCCAGCCCGGCACTGCTGCGCGCGCTCATGGAGGGCATCAAGCGTGCTCTCGTTCTGGCACCTCGGCTGGGGCGTTCGGTCGCGAGTGCTTCCGGCGTAATCGAGAGCATCGTCGCATCGGTGCAGCCGCCGCCGGGCATGGCGATTCCGCCGCTTTGGCAGGAGCGCGCGGTAGCGGAGCTCGATGCGATGGCCTGGCCGCCCTCGAGGCCGGGTCATGGCTGACCGTCGCCCCTGGCCGATCCCCGCTCGCCCCGCGGCCGAGCGGCTGCGTGCCTCCACCATGCGGGCGGAGCGCTATCAAGGCACGCATGCCGAGATGAACGCCTTCCTGCGCGGCCTGCAGCTGGCCGAGGCGGCCTGCCTGGATGTGGTCGACTCGGTTTATGAGCGGGCGGATGCGGCGGCCGCGGACGACCGTGCGAACCTGAATCGTGCCGCTGCGGGCGCGAAGACATGCGCCAGCCATATCGCGGGCATCGTCGACCATGTCTCGCACCTGGCGGCGGCGCCGCCGACGCGCCACGGCGTGAAGGCGCTGGTCGCGCGGCTGCGGCCCGCCGCGCCACCTCCTCAATCGACTGCCAGGAAGATGCCATGAGCAAGCGCTGCAGCTGCGTTCGCCTCTTCGCCGCGATCGGCACCGATCCGCGGCTTCGCACCCTGCCGCTCGCCGCCCGGGCGCTCTGGCTGCTGCTGGCCGAGGCCGCAGCGGAATCTGGCGGCGTGCTTCCGTTCTCGGGTTTCGCCCGGGTTTCGCTGCTGGTTGCCGCGCCGGAACCCGAGGTCGAAACCTGGATGGAAACTCTGATCGGCGAGGGGCTGCTGCGGCGTGAGGGCGAGGCGCTCGCCGTCCCGCTGCTGGCCGATGCGCCGCCGAGCGCCGCCGCAAGCCGCGCCAACGGCGCCCGAGGCGGCCGCCCCCGCCGCGGCGAGACGCCGGAACAGGCCCGGCTTCGCCGCGCCCAGCCCTCCATCCCGCTGCCGATCCCGGGCGGCGCCGAAACCCAGGCGAAACCCGGCGCGGGAAACTCTGATCATGATGATCAGATAGAATCATCCTCTGATTCATCATCCGCGCGTGCGGAAGACGTGTTGGCTCTGGCGCATGAGGTGGCGACCCTGGCCGGGATCGACCCGGCCCGGTCGGCCTGGTCGGCCCGGGATGTGCAGGGCTGGCTCGCCGCCGGCGCCACGGCCGAGCTGGTGCGCGCCACAGTCGCGGATGTCATGACCCGCGCCAAGGGGCCGCCGGCCGGGCTGCGCTACTTCACCGGCGCCATCCAGCGGGCCATCGAGGTCGCCCGCGCCTCGGCCCCGACGCCGAAGCCCGTCACCCCGCAAGGCCGCTGGGCTGCGGCCTTCGCGGATCACTGCGACCGCGGCGGTGATCCCCTGCGCTTCCCGAAGTTCGAGGCGTGGCAGGCGGCGGCGTGACCATCGCCGAGAGGAAATCCCGGGAGGCGCATAACGATGCTTGACGCAGCGACCACGAATCGCGTAACGGTCGCATCCTCGGCTCCCGGCGTGCAGGCCCTAGCGGGTATTTGCACCTCCGGTGCGGTAGCCGTTCCGCCCCGATCCCCTCGCTGGTATGCCGTCCTGACCCGATCCGGGCAGGAAAGCCGCGCCGCCGAGGAGCTGCGGCGGCAGGGCTTTGCGGTCTTCTGTCCGATGGTCGCCAAGCCCTACACGCCGCGTGATCGCCGCTCAATCATAGCGGCCATTGCCAGGGCCAGCGGCAAGCGGGTGCGGGGCAGGCCGCCGAAGTTCCCGGTGCCCGCGCCCAAGGTCCAGACTGTCCCGGCCCTGCGCGGCTACGTCTTCGTGCATGTCGATCTGCTGGCCGATGACTGCTCGACCATCCGCAGCACCCGCGGCGTCTGTTCGAGCGAGGAGCGCAGCGTCTTCCTCTGCATGCGCCTCGGCGAGCCCTATCCCATCCAGGCCCGCCAGATCGAGGCGATGCAGGGCGCGGTCATGGAACTCGGCGCGCATGCCGACCTGGTGCGGGCGCTGATGAAGGCCGGCGAGGTGGTTCGCGTGGCCGATGGTCCGTTCTCTTCCTTCCCCGGCACGGTGCTGAAGCAGGAGGGCGACGACATCTGGCTGCATGTCGAGATGTTCGGTCGGACCACGCCGGTGCAGTTGAAGGTCGGGCAGGTCGAGCGGGTCGCGTGACCATCCATCGCCCGAGCCCGCCGGCCATCGCGTCGCACTGTGGCCTCGATGCCACGCTATTCACGGGTCCTTCCGGTGGAATGGCAAATGCGGCGCGCAAAGGCGCGCGAGTTTTCCAGTGGGGTGGTGCGTAGAGGGTGCAACCGGCAACGCCCTGTTGCGCAATCGGCAACCGAGGGGCTGCATGCCGCGTTTGACCAGCACCGAGATCGCGCAGCGCCTTGGCGTCCACAAGTCGACCGTTTCCCGCCAAGCTCGCGCGGCCGGGATCATGGACGCCGACAAACGGATCGATCTCGAGGCCTACCAGGCGCTGCGGGCCACCGGCCTCGACCCGCTTCTGCAGACCACGGGGCGCCAAACGGCGTCCGATGAAGCCCAGCCGAGCACCCTGGCGATCGAGCGCCAGCGCAAGATGGCTGCCGACGCCTCCCGCGCCGAGCTCGAGCTGAAGATCCGCGAGGGCGAGCTCATCGCGCGGTCGAAGGTGATGCTGACCCTGGGGCCGGTGGCGAAGCGCCTGCGTGACACGCTCTGTGGCGTCGCCCGCGAAGCCGTGCGAGACCCGGAGGATCGGGCATCGGCCGAAAAGGCCATCCACGCGGCGATTGCCCGATTCGCCGAGGAGCTCACGGGCGATGCTGCCAGCCCCGCTTGACGAAGACGCCCGCTGGCTGCTGAGCGCCTTCGCCAACGGCATCCGACCCGATCCAGAGCGCACCGTCTCCGAATGGGCCGATGCCGAGCGCATGGTCACGGAGGGCGCGCAGCAAGGCCGCTGGCGAACCGACCGCACGCCCTACCTGCGCGAGGTCATGGATGCGCTCTCCCTGAGCCATCGGGCGCAGCGGGTGACGTTCAAGGCCTCGGCGCAGGTCGGCAAGAGCCAGTGCGGCCTGAACCTGCTCGGCCAGGTGCTGGGCGAGACGCCGGCGCCGGCGCTGGTGGTGCTGCCGAGCCTGACCAGCCTGCAATGGTACAACCGCGACAAGCTTGAGCCGATGATCTCGGCCAGCCCGAGCCTCGCCCGCGCCGTCGCCGACATCACCAGCCGGGACGGCGCCGGATCCACCACCCGCGTGAAGCGCGGCGCGCGCGGCGCGCAGGTCGAGCTGGTGACCGCGGCGTCGTCCAAGGATCTGCAATCGCGCACCGCCCAGGTGCTGGTGCTGGAAGAAATCAGCGAATACCCGCGGGACGTCGACGGCCGCGGTGATCCGGTCGAGATGGCGATGGCGCGGACCATCCAATTCCGCGCGATGGGGATCAAGGTCTTCGATTGCAGCACGCCCGGGACCAAGGGCGAGTGCCGCGTCACCGATCTCTACGAAGCCGGCTCCGGCGCGCGCTACGAAGTGCCCTGCCAGCATTGCGGCGAGCATCAGGTGCTCGACATCGCGCAGCTGACCTGGCCGCGCGGCAACCCGGAACGCGCGACCTATGCCTGCCGCGACTGCGGCACCGTCCACACCGAGCGGGACAAGCGGGCGATGCTCGCCGGCGGCCGCTGGGTGCATGCCCGGCCGGAACTGGCCGAGCGTCATCCGAGCTTTCACATCTCGGCGCTCTACTCGCCCTTCACGCCATGGTCGGAAGTCGCCAAGGAGGCCGAGAAGGTCGAGGCCGACCCCAGCCGCGGCAAGGTCTTCGCCCAGCAGTGGCTCGGCGAGGCCTGGGACGCAGCCTTCGACCTGCCGAAGGCCGAGGTGCTGCTGCTGCGGCGCGATGCCTGGAAGGCCGGCCGCGTACCGCCCGGCGTGCTGCTGCTGCAGGGCGCGACCGACGTCCAGGGCGACCGCCTGGTCTGGGCGGTCTGGGGCTTCGACCGGAATTTCGGGCAATGGCTGATCGAGACCGGGACCATCCCGGGCGATCCGACACTGCCGGCGACCTGGCAGGTGCATGACGCGCTGCTGGCGCGCCGCTGGGAGGATGCCTGGCGCCGCGAGCTGGCGCCGGAGAGCTGGGGCGTCGACGCCGGATACCTGTCGAGCCATGTCTATGCCTATGCCCGCCGCCACGCTTCCCGCGCCGCGCCGCGGGTCTGGGCGCTGGATGGCCGGCCGGGCTGGCGGCTGCCGCCGATCGGCACGCCGAAGCAGGTCACCGTCGACTACCAGGGCCGCCGGCTCGGCACCGTCCAGCTCTGGCCGGTCGGCACCTGGGATCTGAAATCGGAGCTGGCCGGCGCGCTGCGCCTGACCGAGCAGGGACCGGGCCCGGAAGGCTGGCCGCCCGGCGCGCTGCGGTACAATGAGCAGATCGACCGCGCCTGGCTCGAGGAGCTGCTGGCCGAGCGCCTGGTCGAGAACCCGCGCACCGGCGCGCGCACCTGGATGAAGGTCGCGGCACGCAACGAGGCCTGGGACCTTGCGGTCTATGCCCGCGCCCTCGCGCGGCACGAGACCATGGGCTTCATCGAGGCGACCTGGGACCGGCTGACGGCGCAGCGCAGCGGGCCGCCGGATGCGGTGCAGGCCGATCTTGAGGCGCTCTGGGCGCCACGGCTGAAATCGCTGGCCGAAGAAGTCGCCCGCGGCAAGGCCGCCGAGGCGAAGCAGGCGGCGCAGACCCGCGCGGCCGAGGCCGAGGAGAACTGGGTGGCGAATCGCGGCTCCCGGGCTTCCTGGATCGACCCGCGCGAAGACTGGTTCGGAGGATCGGATGGCTAGCCGGCAGCAGCAAGGCGGCTCGCTTTGCGACTGGCCTTGGCTTCTGACGGAAGGGCCCGCGTAGCGGCCAGCGCGGCACTTAGCTCGTTCCGATACCACCATGGCGCGCGCGGTGCGGGGTAGCAGGGCGCGGGCATGCGACCGGTGGCAACGGCGCGCCAGAATGCCGCGGGGGAAATGCCCAGCTCGGCGGCGGCTTCTTGAGCGGTCAGCGGCAGGTTTGGTGCGGTTTGCATAGAGCCCTCCAGACATTGAGAGATTTGCTGCTTACCAGTGGCATTCGATCTCGGTCGATGAAGAAAGGTCGCCGAGGTTTTTGCATGCAACGTGGCGTGCAACGCAGCCTGTGTATCTCTCAGTGTCGCTGCGCCTCTAATGGAAAGAAAGCCGCGATTTCTTTCGAATGAAGCGCGCCGCGTCGAGACGATTAGGAGGATCGGATGGCTAGCCAGGCGGATGTCGACACCCTGCGCACCCTGGCCGCCTCCGGCGTCACCATGGTGCAGTTCGCCGACGGCCGGCGCGTGCAGTACGCCTCGCCGAAGGAGATGCTCGACGCTGCCTCCCGCCTCGAAGCGCTGATCCCGACCGCGACCTTCGAGCGCACCACGCGAATCGGCACCGAGCGTGATGACGGCATGAGCACCACCTGGCCGGTCTATCCCTATGCTCGGTATTGAGCGGGCGCTCGCGCCGCTCTTCCCCGGCTGGGCGGCGCGCCGGGCCGAGGCCCGGGTGAAGTTCGACATGCTGACGCGCAACTACGAAGGCGCCAAGGTGTCCCGCCGCACGCAGGGATGGTTCCCCAGCAACGCGACCGCCGACACGTTGCTCGACCGCCAGCTCGACCGGCTGCGCAACCGCTCGCGCGACCTGGTCAGGAACAACCCATACGCCGCCGGCGGCCTGGATGTGCTGGTGGCCTATCAGGTCGGTACCGGCATCATCCCGCGGTCCAATACCGGCGACCTCGATCTCGACAAGAAGGCCGATGCGCTGTTCGGCGAGTGGTCGGCGGCCTGCGACATCGTCGGCACCTTCGACTTCCACGGGCTGATCGCGCATGCCGCGCGTACCCGGTCGGAAGCCGGCGAGACGCTGGTGCGCAAGGTCAAGCTCTCGACCGCCGAGATGACGCGGCTGCGCACCCCAGTGCCGCTTGCCCTGCAGCTGCTCGAGCCCGAGTTCCTGGATATCTTGAAGGATGTGGTGCTGGATGACGGCAAGATCCGCCACGGCGTCGAAACCGACCTCTGGGGCCGGGTCCGCGCCTACTGGCTCTATGACCACCACCCCGGCGAATACTTCACCGTCACCGGGCGCGCCATGGTGGCCTCTACGCGCTTTCCGGCTGCCGAGATCCTCCACCTCTACCGGGCGGATCGGCCCGGCCAGCTCCGCGGAGTCCCTGACCTATCGCCGGTCCTGAACCGGCTGCGCATGCTGGATGACTACGAGGATGCGACCTTCGAGCAGGCGCGCATCCAAGCCTGCCTCGCGGCCTTCGTGACCTCCGACGCCGGCGCCGGCCGCGGCCCGCTGGAAGGCCCGGTGCAGGACGGCACCGGGCAGCAGCGGAAGACGCTAGCGCCCGGCATCATCGAGCGGCTGAAGCCCGGCGAGGATGTCAAATTCCTCTCGCCGCCGCCGGCCAACGGCTTCTCCGAGTTCGCCCGCCACCAACTGCGCGCCGTCGCCCAGGGCTACGGCATCCCCTACATGATGCTGACCGGCGACCTGGCCGAAGCCAACTATTCCTCGATGCGCGCCGGCTTCCTGCCGTTCAGGCGCCGGATCGAGCAGGCGCAATGGCTCATGCTGGTGCCGCGGCTCTGCGATCCGCTCTACCAGGCTTTCGCCGAGGCTGCCCAGCTGGTCGGCAAGCTGCCGCAACGCCAGGGCCCCTGGCCGGTCCGGTGGAGCCCGCCGCGCTTCGAATTTGTCGACCCGGTAAAGGATGCCGAGGCGCTGATCGCCGAGGTCCGCGCCGGCTTCAAGACTTGGGACCAGGCCGTCGCCGAGATGGGCTGGGATCCGAAGGCGCAGCTCGCCGAAATCGCCGCCTGGAATGCGGCGGCAAAGGCCGCCGGCGTCATTCTCGATACCGACCCCCGGTACATCAACAATGCCGGCGCCGCGCAGGACCCCGCGCAGAACGCGAAGGTTCAGCTCTCGGCGCCCTGAGCGCCTCGCCACGGGAGATACCATGCCGAAGCCCAGCGAATCGCGCCGCGAGGCGCCGCCGCGCCTCCGCGCGCGCCCCGCCACCCCCGCCAGGCGCGATGCCAATTCGCCCGACTATGCGATGGGCGAAAACGACCCCGAGGAAGCGGGCGAAGAAGGCGAGGAGCCCGAGCTGGGCGGCGATCCCGCCGCGGCGAAGCGCATCATCGACGCCATCGGCCTCGAATTTGCCCCGGCCAGCTATGACCCTGCCGCCGGCGAGGTCGATGTCGTTTTCTCCACCGGCGCTTCGGTGCGCCGCTACGATTGGTGGGGCGACCAGACCTATTTCGAGGTGCTCGACGTCGCCGGCTGCGACCTCTCGCGCCTGAACAGCGGCGCGCCGCTGCTGACGGATCACGATGCGCAGGTCGCCAGCGTGGTCGGCAGCGTGGTGCCGGGCTCGGCGCGGATCGAGAAGGCGCAGGCGGTGGCCCGCGTGCGCTTCGATCGGTCAAGCGAGGCCGGCCAGGCGGTCGAGGCAAAGGTCGCCGGTGGCCATCTGCGCTTCGTCTCCTGCGGCTACTGGGTCACCGAATGGGAGAAGGTCGAGAGCGAGGGCAAGCCCACGGTCTGGACCGCGCGCGCCTGGACCCCGGCCGAGATCAGCCTTGTCGCGGTGCCGGCCGATGCCGGTGCCGGAACCCGTTCGGCGGCGCCGGCCGAGGCGCCGCCGCATCTCTCCACCACCCGCGGCACGGCGTCGCATAGCAAGGAGGCTCGGATGCCCGAGACCATCGAGGATCAGGGCGCCCCGGCGCCGGCCAAGCGTACCGCGGAGGCGCCGCAGGCGGCGACGCTGCAGCAGCTGAAGGATATCGCCACCCGCGCCAAGCTCGACGCCGACTGGACGCTGCGCCAGCTCGAGGCCGGGATCACCGAGACCGAGGCGCTGCGCGCCGCGGTCGATGACGTCGCCGCGCGTTCGACGGCGAAGCCGCTGACCGCGACGGTCGAGGTCACCCGCGACGGCGGCGAGACCCGCATGGCCGGCATCGAGGGCTGGCTGATGCACCGCTGCGACCCGCAGCACCACAAGTTGGAGGGCCCGGCGATGGAGTGCCGCGGCATGTCGCTGCTCGACATGGCGCGCGAGAGCCTCGAGGTGCACGGCACCCGCACCCGCGGCATGACCCCGACCGAGATCGCCAAGCGCGCGCTCGGCCTGCCGGTCGGCGGCTTCATGACGCGCGGCATGGGCACCACGTCGGACTTCCCGAACCTGCTCGCCAATGCCCAGTCGAAGCGGCTGCTGACCGCCTACAGCATGGAGACCCGGAACTACACCGCCTGGGCCCGCCGGCGCGACCTGCCCGACTTCAAGACGGCCCGCACCATCGAGCTCGGCGCCTCGCCGACGCTGCGGCCGCTCGCCGAGGGCGGCAACATCGAGTTCGGGGTCATGGGCGAGGGCGGCGAGCAGTGGTCGCTGGTGCGGCTGGCCCGCAACACGGCGCTGACCTACGTCGCCATCGTCAACGATGACCTCGGCGGCTTCGATCGCCTGCCGCAGGCCTTCGCGCAGAGCGCGCTGAACTACGAGGCCAGCACGGTCTATGGCATCCTCGGCGCCAACGCGAACATGGCCGACGGCAACCCGCTGTTCGGCACCACGCGCACGGTGACGGTCGACGGGACCGTCTACACCCAGAACAACAGCACCTCGGGCGCGCTGTCGGTCGACAACTACCAGGCGGTGCGCACCCTGATCCTGCGCATGCGCGACGCGACGGGCCAGCAGATGGTCACCCAGCCGCGCATCCTGATCGTGCCGACCGAGCTCGAGGCGGCGGCGCTGGCGCTGTTCAGCACCCTGGTGGTGCCGAATGGCTGGGCAACCACCCAGGTAAACCCCTTCCGGGGCCAGGCGCAGGTCGTCGCCAGCCAGTTCCTGACCGACAACAACGACTGGTTCGTCACGGTCGAGAGCGGCACCGGCTACGAGGCGGTGGAGTACGGCTACGAGCAGGGGATGAATGGCCCCGACCTGTCCAGCTACCTCGATCCCGAGGTCGACGGCGTCGTTTTCTCCTGCCGCCACAGCTTCGGCGCGAAGGCGGTCACGTTCCGCACCATCGCCCGGTCCTCCAACTGAGCCGCGGGCGCCCTAGGGCGCCCGCCTTCCTCTCTCCCTCCATCCCGAAAGGAAGCGCGACATGCGCAATTACCTGCAGGACGGCGAGCGCATGACCGTGGTCGCGCCCGCGAACGTCAATAGCGGCGATGTGGTCGCCGTCGGCCAGATCGTCGGCGTCGCCATAACTTCCGCGGCCTCGGCGGCAAACGTCGCCATTCGCTGCGGCGGCGTCTTCGCGCTGCGCAAGCTGAACGGGGCGAGCACCAGCTATGCCCAGGGCGCGAACCTCTACTGGGACGCGACCAATGCCAACGTGACGATCTCCGCCAACGCGAACACGCGCATCGGCGTGGCGGCGATCGCCGGGGCGAACGCCGACACTGTCGCCACGGTTCGGCTCAACCCGAGCTTCTGAGCCCGGCTCGGCCGGCACCGGGCAGAAATCGCGCGCGCGACCGGCGGGCGGCGTTGTCGGACGCCGCCCGCCACCTCTCCGACAAGAGGCCCAGCCCCATGCCCCATTCCGACGCAGCGCTTTCGCCGCATGTTCCCCAGTTCTCGGCCGAGATCCAGACGCGCGGCGTCCTGATCGGCCTGCCCTGCTACGGCGGCATGATGAGCGCCGCCACCTATCACGGCCTCCGTGAGACGGAGGCGGCCTTCCGCGATGCCGGCATTCCCTGGAACGTGATGACGATCACGAATGAAAGCCTGGTGCAGCGGGCGCGGAACGGCATCGCCGCCGAGTTCCTCGCCAGCCAGTGCGACCGGCTGATCTTCATCGATGTCGATATCGGCTTCACCGGCCAGCAGGTGCTCCGGCTGCTGACGCATGACCGCGACATCGTCGGCGGTCTCTACCGCAAGAAGTCGCTCGATCGGGTCGAGTTCGCGGTGAACTGGCTGCCGAATGCGGCCGGTCAGGCCCGCCGGGATCCCGCCACCGGCGCGCTGGAATGCGCCGCGGTCGGCACCGGCTTCATGGCGATCAAGCGCGAGGTCTTCGAGGCCATGGCCCAGGCCTTCCCCCAGATCCACTATGCGATCAGCCCGGGCGATGGCCGGCCGGGCGCCTGGCGGGACCACTGCCACGCCTTCTTCGACTGCTGGATCGACCCGGCCACCCGTGGCTATCTGAGCGAGGATTACGCCTTCTGCGCGCGCTGGCGCGCCATGGGCGGCGAGGTCTGGTGCGACCCGGGCCTGATCCTGCAGCACCACGGCAACCTGCCGCTGTCGGCTGACCCGATGGAACATCTGGGCCAGGCGGCGGCATGAACGCTTTCGCCGCCGCGGCGGCCGCCCTGGTGGCCGACCAGAACCTGGGCAGCGCCGTGACCTATGCGCGCTCCGGCGCGACGTGGTCGCCAGTCGCGGTACGCGCGGTGCTGTCGCAACCGATCGAGCCCTACCAGCTCGGCGACGGCGCCGGCATCGTCGCGCCGCACCTCGAGGCCATGCTGCCGGCCGCGGCCCTGCCGGCCGACCCGGCCGAAGGCGACGCGCTGACTCTTGCCGACGGCGCGGCCTACCTGGTGACGACCGCCATGCGCGACGTGACCGGCGCCGCCTGGACGCTGCGGCTGAAGGATGCGGCCGGCACGCTGACCGTCGGCAGCGGGAGCGGCGTGACCATCGGCGGATCCCTGATTTCCCCGTGAGGAACCATCCATGGCGACCCTGACCACCTCCGCGGCGAACCGCGTGCTGGATTTCGTGCGCAACAAGGCCGCGGTGACCGCCTCGGTCTATTGCGCGCTGCTGCGCATCACCGCGACCGCCAGCGGCGGTCTGGCGGGCAGCCCGCGCAGCACGGCGGTGACGGTCGGCCAGACCACCATCCCGGCGACGCCGAACGGCCGCATGTACCGCTGCACCACGGCCGGCACGACCGGCTCCGGCGAGCCGACCTGGCCGACCACGAACGGCGGCACGGTGACGGATGGCGGCGCGGTCTGGACCGAGATGACGCCGGACTTCCTGGCGGCGAATGCCAGCGCGACCGGCACCGAAGCGACGTATACCGGCTATGCCCGGGTCTCGACGGCCGCCAGTGACTGGTCGAGCGCGGCGAGCGCGAGCAGCGCCAGCGCGACGGTGCGCACCTTCCCGACCTGCACCGGCGGCAGCAACCTCATCGTCGGATCGGCCGAGTTCGATGCGAGCACGTCGGGCAACATGACGGTGTTTCAGATCGCCTCGGCGTCGAGCGGCGTGGTCGCGGTCTCGACCAACATCGCACCGACGATCGCCGCCGGCTCCGACACGCTGACGCTGAGCTGATCGCGTGGCGTTCGCTCTGTTCGATCGGATCCAGGAGACCGCGAGCGCCAGCGGCACGGGGGCCTATACGCTTGCCGGCGCGGTGGCGACCTACCGCGCATTCTCCTCGGTCTACAGCAACGGCGATACCTTCCCGTATGTGGCGCTCGGGGCGACCTCCGGCGCCTGGGAAACCGGGCGCGGAACCTACAATACCGGCGGCACGATTTCCCGGGCGCTGAGCAGCAGTTCGACCGGCGCCCTGATTTCCTGGGGCGCCGAGACGATCAATATCTGGGTCGGGTTCACGTCTGGCACCATCCTGCCGCAGTCGATGGGCGGCACCGGGGCGACGTCGCTTGCGGCCCCACTGGTTGTTAATAACGGCGTCCTGGGCCTTTCCGAGTATGTACTCCAGGTTGCGGCCGGAAGCCCGGTGGGGTCCATTGACATCCCGGAGTCCACCTGGAGCAGCTTCTTCGCCGGTGCCGAGTGGGTCCGTCTCCTCATCGACAACGCCAAGGGGTCGACGGCTGCCTCCCTTCAAGTGCGTCTGTACTCCAAGCCATCGGGTGGCTCCTCGACCCTGAAATCGGGGTCCAACGACTACACCTGGCAGTACATCCTCGGCCAGAACAACGGGACCAATGCCGGCTGGGGCGGAACCTTGAACGGCATAGTTGCCGGCCTCGTGTTCAACACCGCCGGGTACTCGGGCCTATCCGACATCCTGATCCGGACCAACGTGGACGGGTATTCTGGTGTCTACCCGGGCGTCCGGTCGATCGTTCACGCACTGAGTGCCGGAGGAGACAACGCGCCCGCCGGAGGCAACATGGCCATGACCGTTACCGGGCACAGCCTCCTTTACGCCGGACACATCGTCACTGGGGTGAACATCATCCCGACCAGCGGAAACCTCGTGAACCCCACCCGAGTTCGTCTGAGGGCTTACTGATGTCTGGCTTCTATCTTCGGGCAAATCCGGATGGATCGACCACGCTGGTCCCACTCTCCGAGGCATCCCCAGAGATGCTAGTTCCAGTGGCCTGCGAATTGCCGCGCATCCGCACAATCTTGGCCGACGCCTTCCTTGCTCGTTTCACCGATGCCGAGTTCGCGGCCCTCGACGCCGATCCGAAGATGCGGCGGGCGTGCCTCGCCGCCGGGTTCAAAAGAACGGTCAATCTCGACAGCCCCCGGCTGCCGGAGCTTCTCGCCTATGCCGTCAGCAAGGGCTTTCTCGACGCGGCGCGGCTCGCGCAGATCATGGCAGACGGCTCGCCGAGCGAGGTCTAGCGCATGCCTCTAGGCTTTGACCCGCTCGGCTCGGCGCCGCTCGCCGGTCGGAGGGCCAGCAACTCGACTGTGGCGCTGGTCGTCACCGGCGCCGCGGTCTCGGGCGGCAGCACCGCGTTCGCGGCCTCCGCGGCCCTGGCGGCGTCCGGCTCCGGTGCCACCGGCGGCGTCGCTGGCTTTGCGGCCCGTGCAGCCCTTGCGCAGGCCGGCGCGGCGACCTCGGGCGGGTCAATCTTCGCCAGCGCCCGCGCGGCGCTCGTGGCAAATGGGCAGGCGGTCTCCGGTGACGGCGTCGGGCTGCTCGGCCTGGCGGCCTTCGCCACTGCCGGCACCGGCGCCAGCGACGGCGCTGCGGCGTTTCTGGGGCGCGGCGGCCTCGCGGCAGCCGGTGCGGCGGCCAGCGGCGGCGGCGCGGCGTTGCTCGGCCTGGCGGCCGTCGCCACTGCCGGCACCGGCGCCAGCGACGGCGCTGCGGCGTTTCTGGGGCGCGGCG